ACCTTTAGATTTAGAACACCATGAAAACAAGGCAATAGATTGTGCTTTAGATATTCAGAAAAACATGGAAGAACTAAATGAGGAACTTCACCTTAAAGGGATTGAACCAGTCGCCATAGGTATAGGTATCAATACTGGATATGCGGTTATAGGAAACATGGGAAGTGAAGAAAGGTTTGATTATACAGGGATTGGGGACGCAGTTAATACGGCAGCAAGGTTAGAATCAGGCACTAAGGAAGCAGGAGTAGATTTGCTCATTGGGTACAATACTGCTATAAAGAGTGACTATAAGTTAAGATTGTTGGAACCATTGAAGGTTAAAGGCAAAGAAAAACCATTACAGGTGTATACATGGGAATGAAACTATCTTTAATACTGGGCGGATTGTTGTTAGTAACAGCAGCTAGCTCTTGGTATTACATAGATTATCTTAATGACCAGATAGCTACCCTAAAAGGAAATCAAATAGTTCTTGAAACACAAATACAAGAACAGAATGAAGCTATAGAAAGACATCTAGAGCAGGCAAAAAAACAACAACAGCAGATGAATAACCTAGCTGAAGAAAATAGAAAGGCTATGGAAGATGTAAATAGATTAAGAAAAACATTTTCCAATTTAGACTTAGACGAATCAGCTTTGGCTGACCCTGCCGATTTACAAAGAAGAATTAATAAGGCATCTGCAAGAGTAATGGCAACTCTTGAGAAGCTAAGTAACCCAAACCAGTTTGATGAAGCACCTAGTAGTAATTAGTTTAAGTATCTTTATGGCGAGTTGCTCACTGTTGCAACCGCAAGTTAAACCAGTACAGGTAAAAACTATTGCTGAACGTGCGCCTATTTATCACCCACCTCTGCCATATCCTATGAGTATGTCTGATGTTGATTGGGAAGTGATGACTCCTGAATTAATGCAAGAATATCTCCTTAACCTAGAGAAAGGAGATGCACCTAGACGTGCTTTCTACTCATTATCAAGTAAGGAATACGAAAATCTGAGTATGGATATGGCGGAAATTACTAGATATACAAAGGATATTTTAAGCATTATCAAGTATTACAGAAGCCTAGATAAAGAAGAAGATGATACAAAAAAGGAATAATCTGTTATAGAATCAAGTTTCACTAACTAAACGGAGAGTTAATATGTTAGAAATTGTAGAGTGGCTAATTAGATTGGCACAAGCTATTCCTTTCATTGTCATGGCTGCATCTCTTATCTGTGCTTTAACACCAACACCTAAAGATGACCAAATTGTAGGCAAGGTTTATAAGATACTAGATTGGTGTGCTTTGAACGTAGGAAAGGCTAAAGAAATAGCACCTAAGAAATGAGTGAATCCCCTGACGCTTTTGTATACAGAGCAACTCTAGACAGGGTGGTTGATGGGGACACCCTTGATTGTACGTTGGACTTAGGCTTTGACGTACAGTTACACAAACAAAGGGTAAGGCTCGCAGGGATAGACACTCCTGAGAGCAGAACTAGGAACTTGGCAGAAAAGGCATTAGGTCTTAAAGCCAAAGAAAGATTAATAGAACTATGTGTAGGTTCATTTAAAGTAAAGTCTCTTGGAAAAGGCAAGTACGGAAGAATATTGGGAATACCCTATGATGCAGAAGGTAATGACATTTGTAAGACTCTTATTGATGAAGGTCATGCAGTGGAATATTGGGGGGGAACAAAAAAAGCCAAAGTCAGAGAAGATGGCACTTGGGGATAATAAGATGCAAATAATAAGCGAAGAAGGAATCTCGTTAATTAAAAAATTTGAGGGTTGCCCTGTAGACAGTGATGGAAATTGTTATAGCTACCAAGACTCCGTAGGGATTTGGACAATCGGATATGGAACTATCAAAGGTGTCAAAGAAGGAGATAGAATAAACAAAGACGAAGCTGAACATTTATTGCAAGAGGAACTACCTGAATATGAAGGTTATATAAATAACATGGTTAAAGTTCCTTTGAAACAATGTCAGTTTGATGCTTTAGTTGCTTGGGTTTTTAACTTAGGCTCAGGTAACTTGCAAGAAAGTACAATGCTAAAGGTTTTAAATGAAGGTAAGTATGACGAAGTTCCTGCACAGATTAAAAGATGGAACAAAGCAGGCGGTCAAGTATTAAATGGTCTAGTTAGACGTAGAGAAGCAGAAGCTATTATGTTTCAAGGCGGAGATTGGTTCACTGTCTGATGCCACTATCAAAGAAACAGAACAAGAGACTTGGAGCAATACTTTCAGTAATGTTTCAAGAAGAAACACCCCAAGAACATCTAAAAGATGTAGTCAACGATGGCTTCGTAGCCAAAGAAGGCGACGACTTTGCTATCACTCCAAAAGGTCTTGATGAAAAAAATAGGCTCTGTACCCTAGCAGGACTGAATATCAAGTATGAGAGTGAGAAAGGCGGAGAGAATATTGGGTAGGGCGTTCGTTCTACCCTTCTCTATATCCAGTCATTACCCTCATACCAACCAACCAAAGAGTATCTAACTCCTTTAGTTACTGGCATTACTTGATGATATAAGAAAGAAGGGAATACTATTATTGTGCCTTTCTTCCTTATTAGTTCTGCATCAGGACTGGGTATATCTTTAGTGAATACAAAATCCCCACCCTCATATTCATCACTATCACTAAGCTGAATAGTAATACTTAGCTTTCGTTGAGAAGTGTTGTTTGTCAGATTAGAGTCCATGTGTTCAGCATAAAAATCATCTTTCCCATACTTACCTATCTGAAACTCATACATTCCATTTAGGTTAAAGCCAAAACATTCCCTATTAGCCATAACAATATACTTGTAGACAAGGTTGTTAATAAAGTCTGAATAAGGATTGGTATAGTCTATTCCTATAACGTCTGATGACCTTATCTTGGAATTAAGGCTACTATCTACTTGCCCAACTTTGCCTGATTTAAACTCAGTCTGTGTAGTTAATAGCCTTAGTTCATCGCAGTCAGTATTATCTAACTCGCTATCCCAAGCAAACCACCAAGCGTTCATTATCCTTTAAAGAAAGGAAAGGAAGTAAAATCACTGGCATCATCTTCAGTAGGGTCGTCTAATATTGTTACAGTTTCTTTAGCAGGGTCTCTATATTTAATAACTATCCTGCCACTTCTGTACTTGATTCTTTTCATCTTATTATCAGTATAATAAGACTCTATTAGTCTATCCGCTTCTTCATAAGCCATGCGCTTCCTTACAAGGTCTACTCTATAATCATATTGCGTCATTGCATTTCCCCCCATGATTAAGAGTTTATTTTACCAACTGGTTAAAAATTGAACAGTTTTTTATTGTTGTGGTGTCCATATAGGTCATTAAAGCGATTTATGGCTTCTTCATCACCATAAGGCTTTTGATTGAATGCTCTCTTTTCTTCTGAATTTATTGCCCACCAGTTATAAAAGTTATTGAAATAACTATTCTTTTTATCGTATGTAAATTCCATACCTCTCCCCTTTTATTATAAATATCTCCCTAGTAGGGCAGTTGTTGCCAATCTTCAAACTTCTCCCAAAGTTTTTTGCCTAAGTAATAAGGCAAACATATTATGATTATTGACAATACGAAACCCCCAAACAGTAATCCTATCACTGTATAAAATATAATGTCTCTAAATTTAGTCATTTAATTTCTCCTAATTTTATAAATAGTTAATCACCAACTCTACGCTTTCTACTGTATCTATCCAAAATAAAGTAATATAACCCAACCAACTAAATGCAATTAAAAAGCAGCATACTACTGTGTATCTTTTCCAATTTGCTTGTAATAAATCTATTGAGGTATCAATAAAATTAAATACCTTTTGTCTTTTAGATAATTTCTTTTTTCTAGCCATAATTGCTCCTTAATTAAATTTTGCCCAAACTAAAACCGCTAATAAACTCATTACTATTAATAAAATAAATGAACAAGATGTTATTTCTATAGCCCTACCTAATTTGTTTAGATATATCATGTCTTTTTCTGATTGTGCTAGGTCTGAAATTTTGTCCTCATAAATATACTTGTCTCTTGGAAAAGGTCTTTTATTTGCTTCATGATTCACAAAATACTCAACACCTATAGTTTCATCAAAATAAACTTCAGTAGATTCATCTTTTTTCATTTAATTTCTCCAATTTTACTTTCTTAACAAATATATCTTTCTTTAAATATCTTCAAAGAAAATTTCCTTCACTTCATCAATGTTCTTAAACATACCTTTTTTTATCATTTCAGATGCCATAAGTGAAGTACAAGTTTCTAGTTCGTTTAAATGTAAATTTTCAATCAAGTATTCTATCCTGTCTATGTGCTCTCCAATTTCAGATAAATCTTCATTGATAAGAATACTAATTAATCCTTTTTTTATTAAGTCAACATCTTCAAGGGAAAGAATTTTTACTATTGTTGAGGTTTTATTTAGATGTTGTGCGTTTATATCACTCATTTAATTCTCCAAACTCTAAATCTATTTTGCATATGAGGCTTTGGAAAATTGCTATTTCCTTTTCCCATATATTTTTCTGTTCTTGATGCAACTTTACATTTTTTCCTATGTGCAGCTTGCCTAAAATAATCTACATCATTATAAGTATGGAGAACTATGGAATCACCTATAGCCATTCTAGATATTGTATCTTCAAAACGTGCTTTTTTTGACAGTCTTGTTATAGGTATTCCTTTTTCTATTTTGATGTTCAAACTATTCTCCTTTTTTAAGTTCTTTTTGAAATTCTTTAACAGGTCTGCCATATTCATCATGTGGCTCTGTAGGTGCTTGTCCATATTCTTCTTCTTTAGAATAATCGCCATAAGTATTATCTTTCATTACTCTGTCTCCAAATGTTTGACTAAATCTTTTTCAAAACTTTCTAAATCAGTGTGTAAATTTAATAAACTTGATATGTGCTTGTTTAGGTCGTTATTTATCTGCTCTCTAAATTGTTCTATTTCATCAATCTTGTTTTTAAGAAGTCCTATATTAGTGCGAATATCTATTCTCAATTCTATTCCTTCAACAGTATTTTTAGTTTTCATTTATCTTCTCCTAATAACAAGTCATTTTCTCTTGGGTTTAATTGGTTTCTTTTTTTCAAAAGGTTGTTAAGCCTTTTTTTATGAACCTTTAAATAGTCATCTAATATGCCCTGTAAAACTATACTTTTAGAAAGTCCTGTAGCATTAGATATAAACTCCAAATTCTCCTTAGATTCTTTTTGTATTCTAAAATCTATAAATGTTACGTCAGACTTTATCTCATTTCTCCATTCGTCTTTAAAATCTTCTATGTCTTTCATTGCTTTATTTTATATCTCCCCTTTTTCTTTTAGATAATTCTCTAACCATTCTCTGGCTCCTTTAAAACTCATACCACTAATTGTTATGGGGTTAATCTGTTCTTCTCCTTTGTAAACATTCCAACCCATATAGTAGTCATTTGTTTTTATGAAGTAATCTTTATATCCGTAAAGAGACTTGCTTGAATCGTGGTAATGTCCAATACCACTCCAAACATGAGTAAGTTCTTTATGTAATCTTTTAAGTTTTATCATTTTATTTCCTCTCAATTAAAAATTACATTATGGACTACTCAAACATAAAGTAAAGACTTTTTGGAATAATATTTTAATGTTTCACATGAAACATATTACGAAAGTAGTGGACATGACCTGTCAGTTTGCTATAATCCGATATGTACTATTATAAATTGAAGGAGATATTATGAAACAAATTGAGTACAAGTCAGGTGACTTAATAAGAGCCAACGTAGATTTTTACGTTATGCAGAAAAGACTTAAAAGCAGAAGTTGGTATTCTGGTTATTATCACTACACCATTAATACCATAGGCTACAAATGGGTAACGCTAAAGGCTCATGGTAAGAACTATAAAATGCCAAGAGACGTTTGGGACTCTCTAATTAAGACCAATCGTTTTAGACTGGAGAAAGCCTAATGCCTAAGCCAAATAAAAGAGATGCCTTTGTCCGACTGGCGGAACACAGAGTAAGCATGACGATACATTACTTAGGACTTCTAGGTAAGTTAGCTAGTTCAAATGACTTTAGTCCTTCTGATGCAGACAAAATAAAAACTGCTATCCGTACAGAGTTGAAAAAAACCATAAAAAGATTTGAAGAACCTGACGAGGAGCGTAAATCATTTTCTTTCAAGGAGGACATAAAATGAAAACCTCACAAGAAGCTATAGAGTGGTATGACAAAATTAATATGATGTGGGAGGACAACGGATTTCCAATTCGGTTTAGTTCGCACTACAAAAATGAAAAGGTTGATTTTGAGATAGCCAAAAGAGTTGTTAGAACTTTTTGGAAAAGAGAGATGGGTAAGAATATCCCATACAAAATTAGGGAAGGCTCAGGCAATAGGAGGAACTCTGTTCGCAGAGGAGTTCTTACTATTAATACTGACAGTGGGTGGTCAAATATAGTTCATGATATTGGGCACACAATAGACTTTAGAAAATATCCTGATTTGAGACCTCACAGTTCTCAACACGCAACTCTTGAGTATAGGTTTACAAAGCTAATCTTTGATGGGGGTTATATAGAAAAATCTAGGCAGGCTTTAGCTGATAAACCAAAGAAGCAAACGCTGAACCCAGTTCATAAGAACTATAACCAACTCAAGTCTAGACAAGACAATCTTCTAAAGAAACAGAAGCAGTATGAATCTAATCTTAAAAGAGTAGCTAATAGTTTGAAGAAGGTTCAGAAAAGCATTGCTCAATATGAGAAGAAATATGACCAAGAAAAGTTAAACAATAAATATAAGGATTGATTAAAAACCAATATGGAATTACTATTCTAAACCCACAAAAAAAGGAGGACAGATGTCTATAGAATGTTTGAACGCAGCCTTACACGAAGTTAAAGGCTTAACACCAACCGCTAAATTCACCCTAGTAGTTCTAGCTAACTACGCAGACCAAAACAATACCTGTTATCCATCCCACCAACACATAGCTGACATAGTTGGAATTAAGAACGGAAAACATATTGGCAAGATAATTAAACAACTGGAACAGATGGGTTATTTAAAGATTAAGCATAGATACAAAGAAGATGGGGGCAATAAAAGTAATGAATATTACTTAAATATAGGGGGGGGTGTCTCACAAAATACCCTCCCACTAGAAACCACTAGGGGGGGAGTCTCCACTACTACCAATACTAAAGAAGATAAGAAAGATAATTATATTAACGAATGCTTTGAAAAGTTTTGGAAGAAGTACCCAAGAAAAGTTAAGAAATATAAAGCTAGGCAAAAGTATGAAGAAGCTATTGCCAATTACGATGAAGAAAAGCTATACGAATTAGTACACAAGTTCTCTATGGAAATAGAATTAGAGAAAACACCTGAGACTTACATACCACACTGCACCACTTGGTTATCACAGAAGCAGTATCTTGATTATGAAAACAAAACCATAGAGCAAATAGTTAAGTGTCACGAAAAGAGGGCAGGCGAGCAGGACAGGAAGCCACAATGGGCGAAAGATAAAGCCCTCCTAGACGAACAAACGCAAAAGAGGGTATCTTCCTCATGGTCAACGCAAAACGTGCCTAAGAAGCCACATAAGCACGACCCAAAGGCAAGCACAAAGTTAGCTGAGATAGCAGCTAAACACAAAATAAAAAATGCTAAAGGTAAAAGTCGTTAGGGGAAACTTTCCCTTCAGTAGAATTGTAGATGACTTTACATTCATCTGCTCTGGGTCTCCTTCTTTCAAGTACCCACTTACTGACGCAACCCTGTGTAAAAGTATGCCCAGTTCTTTCTTTACACACCTCTATGAATTGGTGTTGAGTTAATGATTTATCGTTCAAGTATTCAGCTAATTTCATGATTTATATATTCCTAAATGGTTTGCTAAAAATCCAAAGAGGAATTATACTACTAAGTTGTATTAAATGAAAACAAAAAAGGAGAAAAAATGAATAGTAATAATCCGTTTGATAACTTTGAGATAGACCACCTATCTAATTCCAGTATCAGTTCTTTTATTTCTAATCCGCCTAAGTGGGTTCTTAATTACTTATATAAGATCAGAAGTAAGATCAACGCAGCTATGGCTAGAGGATCAGTTAGTGACCATGAGATAGGCAGGCAATTCTCAGACCCATTATCTCTTGCTGAATCCATACAAAGGGCAGTCCTTGAATACGACACAACCATTAAGCAGCTAAAGAAAGAAGATGGTTTTGAGGTAAACGATGAAAAGGAACTCAAAGAGAAACAGAACTTAGCCAAGTATCTTGAACTTGCCATACCGCACTACAAGAATTTAGGTAAGCCTGAATCTTATCAAAAGAAAATAGAATTACAGTTAGACGAAGTTCCAGTACCGATTATTGGGTATTGCGACCTAACTTATAAAGAAGGCATAGTCAGGGACATCAAGACCACTGGCAGACTGCTTTCTGAAATACCAGATTCAGTCAATAGGCAACTGTCCATTTACAGTACCGCCTTAGACGGATATGTACCGCTAGTAGACTATGTTGTTGTGAATCGTTCCAGACAGGAAGTGGTCACGATGCAGGTAAACGATGTGGATAAATGGATGTCACAAGTAAAGGGGGCTGCAATAGCAATGCAGAATCTCTTGGCTTTGGGCGACTTAAATGAAATAACTTCAGTGATGTACCCTGATTTCTCCGATTGGATGTGGTCAGATTTTGAAATTGCTGAAGCTAAAAAAATATGGAGTATAAAATGAATGTTGAATTGACATACAAAGAAGTTTGGGCAACTTTAAATGCCTTAGACCTAAGCGAGCACCATGAAAAGAAAGGTAAGTATACTTATTTATCTTGGACTGATGCGTGGCAAATACTTATGGAGCAATATCCTTTTGCAGCCTATGAATTTAAGCCAGAAACTTATGAATCAAATCAAACTGTAATGACACATTGCACTGTTAAGATTGGAAATTTAAGCAGGTATATGTGGCTACCTGTGATGGATAACAGGTTGGTATCAATCAAGAATCCTACGACCAGAGAGATACAAGATGCTCGTATGAGGTGTTTGGTTAAGTGTTTAGCTATGTATGGTTTAGCAAACTATATTTATAGGGGCGAAGATTTACCAGATGCAGCTAAAGACAAGGCGGAAGCAAAAGTGACAGAAGAAGCCGAGCAAGAAGTTGATACCCCTACAGGCTATAACATTAAAGAACTTAATGGAAACATTATGACTAACTGTGCAACCGCACAAGACCTGTTGGTGTCTATGAGAGTAGAGTTCCAAAAGACAGTAGATGAAAAGACTTCATTTAAGGGTCTATACATAATGAACAAGGACGAGATACAAAGAGCCTACGATAGTTTGGATGATGGTGATAAGGAAACCAAGAAGGGATTTCAGTCATTAATGGAACTAGGAGAGTCGTCATGAATAAGATGACACTAGAAGATTGTCTTTATCAGGTTATGAAAGATGGGGGGTGGTATAGCTTTTGGCAACTACAAGAACTTATCTCAACTAAATTTGATAAATTCTATGGTGAGCCAACCATTTCTGCAGGGCTTAGAAGATTTAGGCATCAAGAAGAACGCTTAAAGTATAATCTTGAAACTTACGGAGAGGTTTTGCAGAAAAAAAGAAGGGCATCAGGTAAGGGCTATGAATACAAACTGGTTCTTAAACAACAACAACACGCTTTATTTTAGGAGGTAAAAGTGGAAAAACAACAATACGATAATGAAAAGACTGGGTTTTTGTGGCATGAGACTAATTCAACAGTCATGAGAAAGGGCTCGCTAACGCTCAATGGCAAGAAGCACTATGTTGCAATCATAGAATCATACAATGACAGAGGAGAGCCTAAGTATGAGTTCATGATGTCAGCAGGTCTGCTCCATGTTAATCAACAACACGAAAAGGTATCTGAGAATAGTCCTGATATTGGAGGTGCTGTAACTATCAACGAGCAAGTATTTAAACTTGGTGGTTGGAAGAAAATGAGCAAGAACAATCAGGAGTACACCTCTATTAGCATCAAGCCCAAAGAAGAACAAAAAGAGTATGCTCACAAAGAGGAAGATTTGTCTGATGTGCCCTTTTAATGGCTAAACGCTTTGTAGATAAAGAGCACCTGCAATGGATTAGGCAAAAACAATGCTTAATCCAAAGGGCAGGGTTTTATTCATGCGAAGGAATGGTGGAAGCACACCACTTACTACAACCTAACACTGGATTTAGGGGAGGAGTAAAGGCAGGGGACAATGATGTTGTCCCACTGTGCCGATACCATCACTCTTTGCTACACACCAAATACGGAAAAGAAAAAACCTTTTTTGAGAACTATGGTCTATCAGAGGACTATGGCAGAGAACAAGCTAAGGCATTGTATGAAAGTAAACAATTCTATTATGAAAATGATGATGATTTACCCTTTTAAAAAAAGTTTAGAAAGGACTTGTTTTATAATCCATTTAGGACTAGAATAGATATATTAAGTTAATAAATTGAAGGAAATAAAATGACAAAAAATAATCAAAAAATACAACATGAAACAGTAAAATTATTTGAATCTGCATACAGAACATTCATAAAAAAAGTTGCAGAAGTAAATGGGGTTACTGTTGAAATGATAGTTAAGGCTTCTAACAGCCATGATGAAGTGAGGAAAGAGTTAGAAGAAAGATTTTTACTTAGCATCAAGGAGCAGGCATAAGCCTGCTTTCCTTTATGGGAGATAACATGATATACAAAATAAAAATAACAGACATAGCAGAAGAAACTTTATTCGTAGACGCTAGTGATGAAAAACACGCTAGATGGTTAGCACAAGGAGAGTTTAAAAGAAGAATGTCTAGGGGCAAATATGATGGAAGGGCAGAGGTTGTAAAAACCAAAAGAAAAATAGAAGTTTTGGAGACAGAGCAATGAAAAGAATGGCAACTAGAACTAAACCAATATTTCCACACTTACATGATTTCTTATATAAAGCGGCTTACTGCCTTCTCTTATTAGGATTTATGTTCTTATTTCTTTTTCAATTAGGGGGGTAAGCAAAAAGCATGAACGTGGGTGGATTGATTAAGTACATAAAATATCTGCCTGTTTTGAAGAAGGTAGAGAACTCATTTTCCGAGTACATCACATCAGTTAAAACAGAAACTAATCAAATAATATATCCATCTGACAGGGCAGTTACAGCAACATCAAGACTGTTAGGCGATACCAGTACAGTCACTTGTATTCAATGTAAGAAAGAATTTACTTATGAAAATAAAAATTCAAGACGCAAATACTGTTCTGATGCTTGTAGAAATATTGTTATAAAACGCAGGAGAAATTATGTAACTAATGAAGAAAAAGAAAGGTTTTGTATCGTTTGTGAAAATCCTATGCCGTTAGGAACGGATATTATTTGTTCAGACGAATGCAAAAGCATTAATATCAAAAACTACAAATACACCAAAAACCCTTTTCCTTTAAAAAGTTTAACAGAAAACAGATACCCCCACGAACCAAACGTAATGCCAACCCATTACGTTGACCCAGAGATATTAGAGCAAGCAATACTTTATACAGACTGTGCAACAGATATGCAAAATAATGGTCACGCTTGTGCAATATACGAAGATATAGAAGAACTAGATAGAATAATGATGTATGAGTTAGGTATGAAACCTACACATTATGAAAAAAGACCTAACGCTAAATGGAGTGGACGTAATTACCAATCAGTAAAAGCAGCAAGGAATTATCGTAGAAAACAATTAGGCTTACCTAAAATACCTTCTATAAAAACCAGTAATCTTGAAAAGCAACTAGCGGAAACAAATGAAAGAAGGAGAGGTCTTAGACCTAAACTGCAATTAAGCGAAAAAGAATTAATGTACCGAGCAGAAGAAGCAGGGATAACAGGGTTTGCAACAATAACACCCATGAAAACAAAAAAAGGTAAGTTGGTAAACGAATTATTGGATGAAATAAGTAAAAAAAAAGCAATAGGACAACATTAAGCGAGGAGTAGATACTATGCCAGATATGATACTAAATAAGATAACTGTAAAAAACCAAAGGGAGCAGAATGAAAAACTGTCTGATTTTATGTGCGAGGGTGCAGAAGATTGGAGTTTTGACTTCAACAACATTCTTCCAGTACCTGAAGAACTGTTAGGAATACAAGCCATATCAGACTCTAAAGGACAGCACTACTATAATATTGACGATTTAGATGCAGCCAACGATGATGCAATAATGATTCCAACAGGAATGACCTCAAACTTAGCAAGAAGTTTCTCTTTCCCTACTACGGAATGGATAGAAGAAAACAAAATAGATGAATTTACCATCAGAAGATATAAGAGGGATTTCGGTTCTGCTTATTGGTATGACTGGTGCAGTAAATATTGGGGAACGAAATGGAATTCAAGACTTGAGAGTTACAGTTTAGAAGATGAAAAAGTAGTATGGGAAATATCTACTGCTTGGAGTCCGCCCTTCCCCTTAATACCTATGTTTTTTGATATAGTAGAAAAGTTTGAAGGGGAAGCTGTTTGGGAACACGCCACACCTAACGGAGATGACATAGAGAACTTTGTAATAAACTCACACGGATTAGCAGCAGAGTTAGCAAGCCTGCATCGTATACAGTACGAAAAGATGATGGAGGAATTTGAGAAATAATGTCAGGGTTTTTATACAGCAGAAACGAATCCTACGAAGATAACTTCCAAAGGTGGTGGTTGGCTAATAGCCTGTTGGCAGAAATGCACAACCAAGAACCTTATACTGAGGATTACGCTAGGAAATTATTTGATTATTATTTTGGAGTAAAGAATGAGAAAAGCAACACTTAACAACATTGGCTTCCAATCCAACACTGGGTCTAGGGGAAAGAAAACAAGCATAGGCAGGAAGAACATCGGCACTTCCACCATGAACAAACACACTAAACGCATGAGGAAGAAGAAATATAGAGGGCAGGGAAGATAATGAACCCATATAAAATACCTGAACCTGCATTAATTAGTTTTAGCGGTGGCAGAACGTCAGGTTTCATGTTGTACCAAATATTACAAGCCTACAATGGAACATTACCAGATGATGTTTATATAGTCTTTGCTAACACAGGCAAAGAAATGCCTGAAACTTTAGACTTTGTAAGAGATTGTGGAGAGCATTGGGGCGTTAATATCACTTGGCTAGAATTAGATGTAGATTACACAAAACCGAAAGAAGAAATGATTTTTTATAAAGAAGTTAATTATAAAACCGCAAGCAGACAAGGTGAGCCATTTACTAAATTAATAGAACATTGGAATACACAAAGAGATGTAAGCGAAAGCAATAAAGAGTTTCAAAAAAAAGGAATGAGTATATTGCCAAACCCAAGAGCTAGGTTCTGTACTGATTATCTTAAAATTAGAGCCTTACAAGATTTTGCAAAGAAAAAAAATTATAAACAATGGACTAACATTTTAGGCTTGCGATATGACGAACCCAAAAGAGTTGGCAGCCAAAAAAATTATCAGACTAAAAATCGTATGTCGGAAATGCCTATGTATGATGCTAAAGATACAAAACATGATGTGCATGAATTTTGGTCTAAACATAATTTTGATTTAGGTTTGCCAATTATTAATGGAGAATCTCCACATGGTAATTGCGATTTATGTTTTTTAAAAAGTCATAACAAAATATTAAGTCTTGTTAAAGAAGAGCCTAAAAAAGCTAAATGGTGGGCAGACACAGAAATAAAAGCTAAAAATGTTTTTAGGAGAGATAGACCAAGTTATATAAAATACATTGAGATAACACAAAACCAACAAGATATGTTTTTAGACTTTGAAGATGACGACATGGATTGCTTCTGCCACGACTAAAAGTGTTGCAATAAATCCAAAAAGGATTATAATAAATAGTGTTAATTAAAAGGAGAAAATATGGAAAACGTAGCTAACTTAAAAACTGAAGTTTGGGTAGATAACTTCACTCTTGAACTTTTTGATAATTTCAAAAAGGAAAACTATGAAGGGTGGTTAAATACACAAGACCCATCATCTGAGGTAATAGTTGAAGAACTTATGAAACTAGATGCTCTTGAACAGGATGCAGAACAGTTCATAGAAATAGTAGGTGTACACTTCACTGGCTATAGCTGTGACCATACTGCTAAAACAATAGCAGAAGCATACGCTAATAAATATCTGGAAGAATAAGTAGAGATACTTAATAAGAGGGGGTCAATAGACTCCCTTTTTTTATGAGAAAATAACAACCGAAAAGTGTTGCATATATTCCTAAAAGGACTATAATAAATATATTAATTAAATGAAAGGAGATAAAATGAAAAACATTAATAATAAAATAGACCTAGACAAAGACTACTATCTTAATTACGAGGAGTTACCTTTGACTGCTGAAGAAGATGATATTAAAGTAGGCATGGGTGCTACTTACTCAATAGGTTCTGACTCTTATGCTTTTACTGTTGTAGAAGTGAAAGGCAAAGTAGGAAAAAGACAAGTAACACTTCAAAAAGACAATGCTGTTCCTACTAAAGACTCAGACTACTATGGACATCAAAAACACCTTTTCGTTCCTAACCAAGAAACTGACTGGTTTGAATATGTTCAAGAAAGAGACCTGATAAGAAAAGTTAGAAGTCACAGAACTTATAACCCTAGTAACTTAAACAAAAAGACAGGCAGGCTTAGAAAGCAAGGATTTGGTTTTGTTTATATAGGTGAAAGGTCAGAATATAAAGACCCACACAGATAAACACTGTGAAGAAAAAGGGGGTCAATAGACCTCCTTTTTTTTGTGTTTAAGAACAATCTGTAATATAGTTGGCAAAATTAGCTGAATAATTATTGAACAAACAGTGGATAAAAAACCAACAGTACAAAGAATAACAGAGGACTTAGCACTACAGTTAAGAACTGAATTTGTGCAAGGTGTAGAGTTAGAAAGCGGAGAAAGGCAGTTTTCTACCATTGTAGAATTAGTCAGTAAGCATAATGTTTCTCAAACTTCATTATTTAGATTGTCACAAAAAGAAAATTGGAGACAACAAAAAGAAGAATTTAAACTGCAACTACAAGCAAAGATAGACGAGAAAAGAACAGAAAAGATGGCAGAAGAATCAAAGGTTTTTGATTCAAAGAGTGTAAAGGTAGCTAATCAACTATTAGAGATTGTGGAAGGTAAGATATACAAGAACCTTAAAGCAATAGAGATGGACACCAAAACAGATAACCCAAGTCAAATACTAAGTCTTGCTAATACTGCAGTAGCAGCACAAAGATTAGCTAAGTTAGCTTTTGGAGAATCAACGGATTCAATAAATATAAATGCAAACATCCAAGAAACAGATGCCTTCAGAGAAGCTATGGAATTGCTTGACTCAGTTGCAGAATCAAGCAGAGATAGCGACAGTAAAGCTGTACACTGATTGGCTAAAGACAGCAAGACCTAAACAACTACAGCCGACAGTAGAGCATTATATATGGCTTATACTGGCAGGAAGGGGTTGGGGTAAAACAAGAACTGGTGCTCAAGACATCGCTCTTTATGCTTTGAGGAATGCAAATAGCTTATGTGCAGTTGTTGCTCCTACTCATGGTGATTTAAGGAGAGTATGTTTTGGTGGCAACAGTGGACTTCTTTCAATAATACCTGATGAATGCTATTTAAAAAGCACAGATGCAAAAGGTTATTCCTCTAGTGTTTCTGAAATAAGATTAGAAAATGGCTCAAAAATAGTGGGTTATGCAGCACAAGAACCTGAAAGGCTAAGGGGAAGTCAATTCCATAGAGCATGGGCTGACGAGTTAGCTGCTTGGAGATACCCAGAAGCCTTTGACCAATTAATGTTTGGATTAAGGTTAGGAGAAAATCCTCAGTGCGTTATCACGACCACACCCAAGCCAAGCAAAATAATAAAAGATTTGATAGTGAGAGAAGATGTTCAAGTGACAACAGGGAACACATTTGAGAATGAAGAAAACCTAGCTGACACTGCCTTAGCCATGTTAAGGGAGAGATATGAAGGCACAACAATGGGCAGACAAGAATTGTATGCTGAAATAATAGAAGATGTTGATGGGGCACTGTGGACGGCAAAAATGATAGAAGATGCAAGACTAAGAGAAGATGAAGAAAGAGATTTAAAACAAATTATTGTAGCTATTGACCCTGCAGTAACAGCAAATGAAAACTCAGATGAAACAGGTATCTTGGTTGTAGGTAAAGACTATAATGAAAGATACTATGTGTTAGAAGATGTTTCAGGTAGATACAGTCCTGACAAATGGGGAAGAAAAGCTATTGATTGCTATTACGACTGGCAAGCTGATAGAATAGTTGCAGAAGTAAATAATGGTGGCGACTTGGTAGAAAGACTATTAAGGGGAATAGATAATAATGTTCCTTATAGGTCAGTAAGGGCTACAAGGGGTAAACTCACAAGAGCAGAGCCTATAAGTGCCTTATACGAGCAGAAGCGAGTACATCACGTTGGCTATTTCGCAGAACTAGAATCGCAGATGTGTTCTTATACTGGTGAAACGAAACCTTCCCCTGACAGGTTAGATGCTTTAGTATGGGGTCTAACCGAACTAAGCAGGTCAAGGGGCGAAGTAAATTGGAGGATTAGCTAATGGCTATACTAGATAATATAAAGAGCGCATTCACAAGAAACCCTACAGATAAGAAGTCAGGCAATATGGTTGGCTACTTTGGTGTAGGTACATCTAAATCAAGAGATTATAAGTATGAAGATTTAGCCGAAGAAGGCTATATGAAGAACAGCATTGTCTATAGATGTGTTAATGAAATTTCAAAAGGAG